GCGAGGCTTACAAAACCACAAATATCAGCGCAACATTTGAATTAGAAATGTTAGCCGATTGGGGCAAGGCAAATTCAGTTTGTGAGGCACTATGGACAGCAGCAGAAACTGCACCAGACAACACTATTACAATGACCTTGACCTCAGCCACAGGCGCAGTGTTCGTGTTTGACGCATTTCCAGAATTTCCAACCGCAGGTGGAGCGGGAGTAGATGCTCAAACTGTTTCCTTTACATTCACAGTCCAAAGGGGCTTAGTAACAGAAACATTTAGTTAAGAAATAGAAACGGGAGCAAAAAAATGAAGTTACCAATCACAATTGAATATAACTCAGGCGAGCAAGCAACTTATATTGCCCAACCGCCTGAGTGGGCTAAGTGGGAAAAATCAACTGGTCACACCATAAGCCAAGCAAAAGAAAAACTTGGAATGTGGGATCTGATGTTTTTAGCATACAACGCTCATAAGCGTGAAGCTGCTGGAAAACCAGTTAAACCATTTGATGCTTGGATGGAAACTATTGCCGATGTAATAGTCGGTGATGCAGACCCAAAAGTCATCCAGCAGGAAGCCTAAACAGATTATTGGTTGAGTTGGCAATTGCCACGAAGATACCAATGAGTGAATGGGTTGATGCAGAGGATATTTTAACAGCGATAGAAGTATTGGAGGCGCGACATGGCAGTTAGCACCGAACGCTCAATTGCTTATGATAAACGCGAACTTAATAAAATTGCAGCTGTTTTGAGAACAATGAATGAAACTGCTGTTAAAGAAACAAAGCGCAGAGTCCAAGAACTTGCTCAAAAAGAGTTATCAGAAATTAGGCGTGTTGCTTCATCTCGCGGTAAGGCAGCAGATCGTGTTGCTCAAGGTGGTAAGGTCAAAGCATCATCATTAGTGGGTGAGATTAGTTTTGGATTTGCTGGACAAAAATTTTCAGGTGGTGCAACAACTCAATTTAATACTCGCAATGATCCACCTGGTAAGCGTAAAGGTATTGGCGCAGCTATTGAATTTGGTTCAAACAAATATCCACAATTTCCAAGATGGTCAGGGCCGATGCCAAAAGGGCCGGGTTCGAGAGGTTGGTTTATTTATCCAACTATCAGACATTTACAACCAACTATAATTAAAGAGTTTGAAGAAATAATTTTAGAGATAAGAAAAGAGTGGTCTGATGGCGAGTAGAACCTTAACCCTTGCTTTAGCTGCTGATATTGATAATCTTAAAAAAGGATTAAAAAATGCCGATGATGAAATACAAACATTTGGCGATAAAGTCGGAGCATTTGGAAAGAAGGCTGCTGCTGCATTTGCGGTCGCTGCTGCTGCTGCCGTTGCTTATGGCACTAAATTAGCCGTTGATGGGGTCAAGGCTGCAATAGAGGATGAGCAAGCACAACTTAGATTGGCTGCTGCATTAAGAACCGCCACAGGGGCAACTGAGGGTCAAATAAAGGCAACTGAGGATTTTATTCTACAAACTTCTTTAGCCACAGGCGTTGCAGATGATCAACTGCGTCCAGCGATGCAAAGACTTGCAGTTAGCACAAAAGATACAGGCGAAGCACAAAGATTATTAAGCCTTGCTTTAGATATTTCAAAAGGTAAAGGCATTGAACTTGAAACAGTTGCAAATGCATTAGGTCGTGCTCAGGATGGCAATACCGCAGCACTTGGTAGATTAGGGCTTGGCTTATCTAAAGCCGAACTTTCAACATTATCTTTTACAGAGATTCAAACTAAATTATCTGATCTTTATGGTGGCGCAGCAGCTACAAACGCAGAAACTTTTCAAGGCAAAATTGATCGCTTAAAGGTTGGATTTGATGAAGCGAAAGAAAGTCTAGGAACAGCCTTGCTTCCATTTGTTGAGCAATTTATTACATTTTTAAGTGAAACAGGCATTCCAACACTTAACGGATTTATTGCAGGATTAACAGGTGATGAAGGTTTAAGTGCAGCATTAGATGAAACTCAAAGAGGTGCTGAAAGTTTTGGCAAAACTATTGCAGCGATTTCAGGCATCATTTCAGGATTTATTACATTCTTAAGAGAAGCAATTGGCTTAGTCGTATCCCTTGCTAATGAATTGATTCGAGTAGTTAACATAATTCCGGGAGTTAATATCGGTGCAATACCTAACCCAGCACCATCAGCAGGTAGATCATCATTGCCATCAGTTCCAAAAACAAGTGGTAGTTTTGGCGGTGGCGGTATGGGTCAAGTTACAAACATCACTGTTAATGCTATTGATGGCGAAGGTGCTGCAAGAGCTGTGGCTAAAGTAGTTAATCAAAGCGCAGCCCGATCAACCCCAGCATTGAGTTATCAAGCAATTAAGGCAGCAGCAGGATAATGACTGCTTGGTCGCCAGATTGGAAATTAACTGTCGCTGGTGTTGATTATACTGACATTGCAATAAGCGATATTCAGCATGAGGCTGGTCGAACAGATATTTACCAGCAACCAAATCCTTCTTATTTGCAAATTACATTTGTGGCATTGTCTAGTCAAACTTTGCCATTTGACATTAACGATAGTTTAGATTTACAGGTTAAAAATAGCGCAGGAACTTATGTTAATTTATTTGGTGGCGATATAACTGATATAACTGTTGCGGTTGGAGCAACTGGTGCAATTGCAAGCGTGGTTGAATACTCAGTTTTAGCAATGGGATCACTTGTTAAATTAGCAAGAGAATTGTATTTAGGAACAATTTCACAGGATGAAGATGGCAATCAGATTTATGATTTATTGTCTAGCGTATTACTTGGCTCTTGGAATGATGTTCCAGCAGCTACCACTTGGGCAGGTTTTGATGCAACTACAACATGGGCTAATGCGTTAAATCTAGGACTAGGTGAAATTGACACTCCGGGCTTATACACAATGGAAAACAGAGCAGCCGAAGCGGATACCATTTACAACATTGCAAGCCTTATCGCTAACTCAGCATTTGGATATCTATATGAGGACAATCAAGGAAACATTGGTTATGCCGATGCAGATCACAGACAAACTTACCTTTTAGCCAACGGGTATGTTGATCTTGATGCTAGACACGCATTAAGTCAAGGACTAAGCACAATTACTCGATCAGGTGATATTAGAAATGACATTGTTATCAATTATGGAAACAATTTTGGATCTCAAAAAACAGCAACCTCAGCAAGTTCAATTACAACTTATGGTTATAAAGCCGAAAGCCTAAACACAGTCCTTCACTCAGCCGTAGATGCTCAAGCTGTGGCTGATCGATATATTGCCCAACGAGCATTCCCACAACCAGCATTCCAAAGCATTACTTTTCCAATCACAAATCCAGAGATTGACAATAGTGATCGGGATAATCTGATAGGCGTATTCATGGGGCAACCGCTAAACATCCAGAACCTACCTGATCAAATATCAAGCGGTGAGTTTGAAGGATATGTTGAAGGCTGGTCATGGAGCACTAGGTTTAATGAATTATTCCTGACCATTAATTTGTCGCCTGTGGCATTTAGCCAAGCGTCTATGCGCTGGAACACAATGCCAATAACTGAAACATGGCAAACAATAGATCCAACTTTGACATGGGAATACGCTACAATCGTAGCCTGAGATAAAGGATAATATGGCAACCACTACTAATTATGGATGGACAACACCAGACGACACCGCTCTGGTCAAGGATGGCGCATCTGCTATTCGCACGCTTGGTTCATCTGTTGATACAACAACCAAAAATTTAAACCCATCAACAACTCTTGGCGATATTGAATATCGTTCATCAACATCAAATGTAAATACAAGATTAGGACTTGGCACAGCTGGTCAAGTATTAACTGTTAATTCTGGTGCGACAGCTCCTGAGTGGGCATCAATTGCTGCGGGTGGTATGACTTTATTGGAAACTTTATCTTTAACTGGTAGTAGCGTAACAAGTTCATCGATTGCTGGAACATATAAAGATTTATATTTAATCATTAGAAATTTTAGACCTGCTAACGCTGGTAATCTTCCAAAAATGAGATTCAATAGTGATTCAGGAACTAGATATGCCACAATTGGATTAAATCAAAATTCACTTGCAAATCAAACATTTAATGCTACTTCGTTAGATGCTGGATTTGATGCAAGAAGTGATGCATCAACTCAAGGTTTAAGTGCCTTAACAATTTATGATTATGCAAATGCAACAACATGGAAAATGGTTAATTGGCAAATGTTTTCAAATGATTTGACAACAGCAACCAATTGGAATTACAGAGGCGGCAGAGGTATTTTTAATCAAACTGGTGCAATCACAACAATAACTTTATTGTGTGATGGTAGCGGTTTTACAAGCGGCAGTGCTTTAATTTACGGGGTGAAATAATGAAAAGACCACAAGTTAGAATTTACACAGGCAATGGCGAATTTATCGATAGAGAAATGGATGACGATGAATTTGAGCAACATAAAATAGATGAGAAAGAAGCAGCAGCACAAAAAGCTGAAATTGCAGCAAAAGAAATAGCACGCCAAGCAATCCTTGATCGCATCGGTTTAACTGTTGATGAAC